TTAGGTCTTGCTCTCGCCGGGGCTGGGGAGCGACTTTGGCTGGAGGTTTCTCGGGAGCGCCTACCTTCTGCTCCCCTCGTCGCTGCCGTGTTATAACTATAATATACATCATCGAATAAATACCGTCAAGTGGTAAAATGCACTAGTCGAGAATTTTTTCTAAAAAATACCCCACAATTTTATATGATGATGTATATTATACGGCAGGAGGTATCTATGACACGAGCAAAGTTTCTGCAACACTTTGGCCGTCGGGTTCGTGCCGCGCGCATTCTCAAGGGGTTGACGTTGAAGGCATGCGCGGAATGCGCCGGAATGAGCTATACCAATCTCTCGATGATCGAACGCGGGCGCCGCTCCATGTATGTCGAAAACGTTCCAGACCTGGCCAGAACGCTTGGTGTCAGTGTGCAGTACCTCTTGCTTGGCGATGAACCAGACGACGAGGAGGAAGAACACGAACATGCCGCGTGACGCAGGCTATATCTATGCCATTCAGGCGGTTGGTCCCAGCTCTCTCAAAATCGGTTATACCAAGAGGCCCGTTGCTGTGCGTCTTGCTGCGTTACAGCATGCCTCCCCACGAAAGGTGATCGCATGTGCTGCGCAAACCCCCTGCTTGCGATGTGGGGTCAAGCAGCACTGGCCCTGCAAGGGCCACAGATTTCGACCATACTTTCTGTGGCAAGTGCTTGAAAGCATTGGATACACTTTTTGTATGAACCCCGGCAGATCCGGGGAGCAACCTCGTCCGACTGCCAAACGGGGACGGGATTGCATGCTCTTTCCTAGAGGCGGTTGCCGGGAGGAAGCAGTCCCCGGCGTAAAAGAGGAACTGTCCGATATCCCGGTAGGCCGGGGTGCGACGAACTCTCGCACGTATCGTAGACCGGCTCCTCCTTCGGGAGGAAGCGGAGTATGCGTCGTTGCAGCGGACACCTGCCAGACTTCTGTCACGGATGGAAGTCTGTCGCTTGGAAGGAGTTTCCATTGCGCTTTCCAAGAAACCCCCGGCTTGAGCCGTGGGGAGTGTCATAAGCATGAAGCGTCTTGATATTGCTAGAGTTAAAAATATATAGAGGTCTCGTATAGTGCCGAGATATCATCCATGCACATCTTAACTGTAACTCCAGATAACTCATTGACTATCAACAGACTCATCCGCCGGCGCCGGCCACGCCGCCCGGTGGGACGGCGGTTAAACGTATGGTTGCCGGAGGAGGTCTATACCGCGCTGGAGGAGCGTGCCCGTGAGCAGCACCGCTCCATGCAAGGCCAGGTGCTGCGGCTGATCGAGACCGATGTACGGCGGGCGAAGAAGGAGCCGGCTTGACGCCGCGGCGGCGGTGGGCTAGGCTTGCGGGCAGGCGTCCGCACTCTCTAAAGTAGAAAACAGTAGAAAATTATGCCGCGTGGACGAAAGCCGGGCACGCCCAAAACCGGCGGCCGCACCAAAGGCACCCCGAATAAATGCAGCGTGCGCACCCGCGAAGCCCTCTGGGACTATGTGGAGAGCCAGGCCGCGGGCGATGCGATGGCGCATCCGGTGCGCCTGTTCACGACGATCATGACGAGCCCGACGAGCAGCACGGCCGACCGCCTGACGGCGGCCAGTGCGTTATTTGACCGCATGCTCCCCAAACTGAAAGCCGTGGAACTGAGCGGCGATCCGGACAAGCCGCTCGTCCTCACCGATGCCACCCTGCGCCAGGCGCGCATTGCCGCGCTCCTGGCGAAACGGGGCGAGAACGGCCACGATGGCCCTGACGCTGGCTGAGGAACTGGAACTGGTGGCGCTGCTTGAAGCCGAGGACGCCTATCAGCGCACGCACCAGATCCTCACGCGCTTTCCCGCCACCGGGCGCTTTGCGCGCCATTACTATCCGCAACACCTGGCCTTCTTCGCTGCCGGCGCCACCCACCGCGAACGCCTCTTTATCGCCGCCAACCGGGTCGGCAAGACGCGCGCCGCCTGCTACGAGCTGGCGGTGCATCTCACCGGCCAGTACCCGGCCTGGTGGGCTGGGCGGCGCTTTCCGGGGCCTATTCGTGCCTGGGCTGCAGGGACCACGAGCAAAAAAGTCAAAGAGATCGTCCAGGAAGAACTGTTCGGGCCGGTCGGGCAGTGGGGCACCGGCGTGCTGCCCCTCGACACCTTTGTGCGCCCGCCCACCAAGGCGGCCAGCAGTGTGGCCGATCTGATCGACAGCGTGACCATCCTCCACGCCAGCGGCGGACACTCGCTCCTCACCCTCAAATATTACGAGCAAGGGCGGACCGCCTTTGAAGGCACCTTCCAGCATGTGATCCTGGAAGACGAGGAACCGCCGCTGGACATCCATACCGAGTGTGTCTTGCGCACCATGGATACCACCGGCACGGGCACGGGCAACGGCCTGGTGCTCACCACCTTCACGCCGTTGGAGGGGTTGAGCGAGACGGTCCTGCACTTCTTGCCGGACGGCGAGATCCCGGCGCAGCCGAGCCAGGGCGCCAAGTGGATCGGCAATGCTACCTGGGACGATGTGCCGCATCTCGACGCCGCCACCAAAGCCGAGATGCTGGCCGCCATCCCGGCCTACCAGCGCGACGCCCGCACGCGCGGCATCCCGGTGCTTGGCGCCGGGGTCATCTATCCCGTGGAGGAATCGGCCTATCTGGTGGAGCCGTTCGCCCTGCCGAAGCACTGGAAGCGCGCCTATGCGCTCGATGTGGGCTGGAACCGCACCGCTGCCGTGTGGGGCGCCTACGATGCCGAGGCGGATACCTGGTATCTGTACCACGAGCACTCCCGCGGCGAAGCCGAGCCGTCGGTGCATGCCGCCGCCTGTAAAGCGCCGGGTGACTGGATCCCCGGCGTCATTGATCCGGCGGCGCGGGGCCGGAGCCAGGGTGATGGGGTGGTGCTGCTGGAGACGTATCAGGATCTCGGGCTGCATCTTTCCGTGGCGGTCAATGCGGTCGAAGCCGGGATTTATCAGGTGCTGGAGCGCCTCACGCAAGGCCGGTTGAAGGTATTTGAGCCCCTGAGCAACTGGCGCAAGGAAGCCCGGTTGTATAGGCGCGATGCCAAGGGCCGGATCGTGAAAACAGACGACCACCTGATGGATGGCACCCGCTACCTCCTCGTGTCGGGCCTGGACGTGGCGCGCGCCGTGCCCGTGGCCCGCACGCCGGATGCGCCGCTGGTCGTGACCGCCGGCCGGGGGGGTGGGGGATGGCGGTCGACCTTTACGGGCTAGGGGCCGCTTGACACCCCTGCTGGCCCGTTGTACCCTCGCAGCAGCCGGGCGCTGCGACGTCACTCTGACCATCTCGGGAACCCAGCGCAGTTCCTCCGGGTGCCCGGCAGCCTCTCCCCCCCCCAGCAGGAGGATCTCTCCATGGCCAGGACCGTTCCACGCACCAAAGCCGGCAAGCAGCGCAAAGTGGAGACCGTCATGAGCGAGTTCAAGGCGGGGGATCTCCGCTCCTCCAGTGGTCAGAAAGTGACCAACCCGAAACAGGCCATGGCGATCGGCCTCAGTGAAGCGGGACTCTCCCGCCCGAAGAAAGGCAAAAAGTAATGGACACGACCGCGACACCCCCCGCGCCCTTGATTGTGGCCGATCCCGTCCTTATGGAGACGCTTGCCCAGCTCGATCAGGACGTCAGTGGCGAGGCAAAATTCTGCGCCCAGGCCGCTGAGAGCCTGCGCGCCTTCCAGGCACGCTGGAGCAATGACCACGCGGTGCAGGATGCCTATGGACACGCCATCCTGGCCCTCGACACCATGCCGGCCGTGCTCAGTGGCCTGTTGCGGCGGCAGACGCAGCAACTGACGCAGGACGTGGTGACGGCAGCCGGCCAGGCCCAGCAGACCGCCACGGCGCCGCCCGCGCCGGAGGAGCTGTAGCCCATGGCCGAACCGGAGGCCCCGTATCGCCGTACGGGCCCGCCCCCTGGTCGAGCCAGGGGCAAGCTCTGGACTCCGATCCAGGGGCAGGCCCCGCAGGGATCGGAGGCGGCAGACCGTGCCGCTCAGGCCCGTGATCGGGAGGCCCTGTTGCGCGTGGCGCGTGCCCGCTTTCGCACCGCCGAGCAGGCCGAGGCCGCCTGGCGCGCCCAGGCGCGCGATGATCTCGCCTTCCTCCAGGGGCAGCAGTGGCCCGATGCCGTCGAAGCGCAGCGCACCGCCGATGGCCGGCCCTGTCTCACCATCAATCAACTCCCCCAGTTTGTCCGGCAAGTGGTCAACGAAGAGCGCCAGAATCGGCCCAGTATCACGATACAGCCGGTGGACGACCAGGCCGACGTCGCGACCGCCGAGGTGATCGAAGGCTTGATTCGGCAGATCCAGAACGCCTCGAACGCCGATATTGCCTACGATACCGCCGCGGACAGCGTGGCCGCCTGCGGGCTGGGCTACCTACGGGTCAACGTGCGCTACGTCGGCCCCCTGAGCTTCGACCAGGAGCCCACCATCGAGCGCATCATCAACCCCCTGAGCATCTACCTCGACCCCACCAGTACCGAGCCCACCGGCGCCGACGCCAACTGGGCGTTTATCGTGCAGGTCATGGCCAAAGATGTCTACGAGAGCCAGTACGGCCGCTTACCCCCCGAGGCAAGCGCCTGGGAAACCACCGGCGACACCTGGATTACCCCAGATACGGTGCGGGTGGCGGAGTATTACTGGCGCGAGTGGGAGGGCGTCCGCCTGGCCTTACTGGCGGATGGGAGCGTGCAGCGCGTGGACCAGCTGCCCGAGGGCGCCCCTGTGGTGCAGACCCGCACGGCGCAGATCCCCATCGTGCACTGGGCGAAAATCTGCGGCTATCAGGTGATTGAGCAAACCAGATGGCTCGGCTCGTCGCTGCCGCTGGTGCGGGTAACCGGCGAAGAACGGCTCACGGACGAGGGGCAGCTCGACTACACGGGGGTGGTGCGCCACGCCAAGGACTCGCAGTACGCCTATGACCTGTGGGCCTCAGCCGAGGCGGAAATGATTGCCCTGGCCCCGAAAGCGCCCTTTATTTTGGCCGAGGGGCAGATCGAGGGCTATGACCAGTGGTGGGCCACGGCGAACACGCGCAATCATGCCTATTTGCCCTATAAACCGCTGACCATCGGGGGGGTGGCGGTCCCTCCCCCGCAGCGCCAGACCCTGGAGCCGCCGGTGCAAGCGATTGCCCAGGCACGGCTTCTGGCGGCGCAGGACCTCTCGACCACCACCGGCATCTATCAGCCGCAGCTCGGCCAGCAGGGCCCGCCGGGCGAAGCGGCGAGCACCGTCTACCAGCAGCGCAGCCAGGGGCAGCTCGGGCAGTTCCACTACCTGGATAACCTGCGCCGCAGTGTGCGCCGGGTGGGGCAGATCCTGGTGGAGCTGATCCCGCACCTCTACGATGGCCGCCGCGCTTTACGCATCCTGGGCCCGGACGACACCCTCAGACAGGTGATCGTGGGGGCCAGCTATGTCGATCCGCTCTCCGGATTGCCGACGCTGTACGACCTCACCGTGGGGCGGTATGACGTGGTGGTGAGCGCCGGACCGGGCTACGCCACGAAGCGGCAGGAAGCCGTAGCCGTGATGATGCAGCTCACGCAAGCGCTGCCGGAGGTGATGGCCAATACGGTGGATTTGCTGGTCAAAAACATGGACCTGCCCGGCGGCAAGGCGCTGGTGGAGCGCTTGCAGAAGCAGTTGCCGCCCCAGCTGCAAGAGGGCGAGGGCGGCCAGCCGTCGCAGGCGCAGCAGATCCAGGAGCTGACACAGCAGGTGCAGCAGATGGGCGGGCAACTGGAGGCGCTGAATCAGTACGCGACCATGGCCGAGCGGCAACTGCAAGAACTCACGCAGCGCAACAATGAGCTGGAGTTGCAGGTCAAGGACAAGGCCGAGCAGAACGCCCTCAAAGCGCGGGAATTGGAGATCGAGCGCGAGTATAACGCCTGGCAGATTGGCGTCAAAGAGCAGGAGCTGGCGCTCAAGGCCGAGCAGCTCAGCCGCAATGGGTCGGAGGGCTAGAGGATGCTCGCCTGGCTCTGGGACTGGCTGGGGTGGCTGGGGTGGTACGCCCTGGTGCTCGGCGGCTGGTGGGGCTGGTTCCGGGCGCATCAGCGGGCCGGCCGACTGGATCGCGAGCTGACCCGACTGGCGCACGCTCTGCGGTATACGGACCGCTCCAGGTCTTGACAAGTGCCGGAGAACCTTGTGTAATTAGCCGCAAACTTTCTGCGCTCCCGGTGCCTAGCTAGCGCCGGTTGAGCGCGCGCCTTGCAAGGCAGGTGAAGGTCACGTGACACCTTCGCCTGCCTTTTTTTTGCGCTCGGCAGGGCGCAGAAAGTCCCCCAACGCCTCATAGGAGCGACCCATCCTATGCCGATCACGGTCACCGAACCCGGCCCTGATGGCACGCTGCAGACTGTGGCCGAGCCATCCCCCGACCCGGCTGCGCCCCCTCCCGGTGAGGTGGGCGACCCTGGTGCCTCAGCCCCGCCGCCTGCCCCTGCGCCCCCGGCTGTGCCCGCTCCTGCGGAGACTGGGCAGTCCTCCGAATCAGCCCCGGATGTTCCCGCGACCCCTATGCCCCCGGAGGACCACGACGAGGACAGCCGTGCAGAGCCGATGACGAGCAAGCAAGAGCGGAGTTTCGCTCGCATGCGCCGTGATCGGGAAGAGGCCCGCCGCGACGCCGCCGCCTTGAAGGCCCAGCTCGCCATGCTGGAGCAAGGCTACCGGAAACCGCCTGCCGAGACGCCCCCGGTGCCGCTGCACCAGCAACCCGAACCGCGCGAAGAAGACTACCCCTCGCAGCAGGAGTGGTTCAAAGCCGTGCGGGACTGGGACAAGGCGCAACTGAAGCAGGAATTGGCCCTGGAGCAGCAGGCCGCCCGCCAGCAGCAGGCCGAGCAGCAGCGCCTGAGCCGCCTGCAGGAGCAAGCCACCGCGGCGCGCCAGAAGTATGCCGATTTTGATGCCGTGCTGGACCGCTTGAGCGGCATCTATAGCGCTCCGGCGCTGGATGCCTGCGTGCAGGACAGCGAGCTCGGCGCCGAACTGGCCTACTACCTGGCGCAGCACCCCGACGAGATCACGCGCCTGAACGAGGTGGCGCGCGAGCGCCCGCTGGCCATGGCGCGCGAGATCGGCAAGATCGAGATGCGGCTCAGCCCGCCCCCGAACGGCACCAGTCCCCGTCCGACGCCTCCGACCCCCAAACCTGCCCCGCCGACGCCGCTCAGTGGCGCCGGGAATCCGGGGCCGCGAACGCTCTACGACATGACCGAGGAGGAAATTATGGCCATGTCGCAGAAAGAATACGATGCGATCTATAAGCGCATGTATCCGGATTCGCGGTAAAGGAGGAAAGCGAGGCCCATTGTGCCCAACACGCTGCTCACGATCTCGATGGTCACCCGCCGCGCGCTGTCGATCCTGCGCAACAACCTGAAGATGGCGAGCCAGGTGAACCGCAGTTACGATAATCAATTCGCCCAATCCGGCGCCAAAATCGGCGCCACCCTAAACATCCGGGCGCCGGCCCGCTTTACCGTGCAAAATGGCCCGAGTGTGACGCCGCAGGACTACATCGAGACCTCGACGCCGCTCACCATCCAGTGGCAGCCGGTGGTGCCCGTGCAGTTCACCTCGGCCGAGCGCGCCCTGTCCCTCGACGACTATAGCCAGCGTGTCCTCGAGCCGGCCATTGCCACCCTCGCCAACGACGTCGACCGCAAGGTCTGCGAGCTGTACAGTAGCGTCTGGAATAGCGTCGAAATCCCGCAAGCGACCACCAACTACTTTCTGCCCTTCCTGCAGGCCGGCGCCCGGCTCGACGACAACGCCGCGCCGCGCGACCGCTTTCGCAGTGTGGTGATCGGGCCGTGGCAACAGGTCGATGTGGTCGATCAACTGAAGGGGCTCTTCCAATCGTCCGAGCAGATTGCCAACCAGTACGAGACGGGCACCATGGGCCTCGCCGGCGGCTGGCGCTGGTCGATGGACCAAAACATCGTGACGCATACGGTGGGCCCGCTCGGGGGCGCCCCGGCGGTGAATACCAACAGTCAGACCGGCAGCAGTCTGCTCACCGATGGCTGGACGGCCGCGGCGGCATTACGGGTGCGCAAAGGCGATGTGTTCACCATCGACGACGTCTACAGCGTCAATCCCCAGACCAAACAATCGACGGGCAAGCTGCAACAGTTCGTTGCCACGGCCAACGCCTCGTCCGATATCGGCGGCGCCGCGACGCTCAGTATTCAACCGGCCATCACCGTGACCGGGCCGTACCAGACGGTCACGGCCAGTCCGGTGGATGGCGCCGCGCTCACCTTTGTCGGCACGGCCAACACGCCCTATGTGCAGGGGCTGGCCTTCCACCGCGATGCCTTTACGCTGGCCTCGGTGGATCTCGATCTGCCGAGCCAGAGCGCCGAGGCCAGCCGGGCCACGGATGACCAGCTCGGCATCAGTTTACGCGTGACGCGTCAGTGGGCCGCGCTCTCCGATCAATGGATCACCCGCGTCGAAATGCTCCATGGCGAATCGGTCCCACGGCCGGAATGGGCCTGCCGGCTCTGGCAAGCCGTGGCGTGACGGGCGACGCCCACGGGCGACGCCCACGGGCGACGCCCACGGGCGACGAAAGAGGGAGGTGTCTGATGGCTGAGCGCCCGTCCACGTTGCCCACCTGGCGTTTCTGGCCGGATGGCCGGGCGCGGATCGTCCATACGCTCGACGAGTGGGACGCCTTGGAGCCGGGGCACGCGGACAGTCGGGCGGGGCCCTTTCCTGCCGTGCCGGAGGCCCCGGCGCCGGCGGATCGCCGTCCGGGCCCGACACGGGAGCAGCCGAGTGAGTGGCAGCGGATACGAGATCTCCAGGCTGAGGGGATGAGTCAGCAGGCCATGGCGGAGACGTTGGGGATCAGTCGCGCCAGGGTGCGCCGCTTGCTGGAGGAGGAGGCCCCGTGACCACCGCGCGCGCCCTGATTGCCAGCACGCTCCGGCTGCTTGGCGTCCTGGCGTCCAACGAGCCGCCGACCGCCGAGGAAGCCTTTGACGGCTTGCAGACGCTGAATCAGCTCGTGGACTCGTGGAGCAATGAGCGGCTCACCCTCTACGCCATCGAGCGCCTGGACGTGCCCTTGATCGTCGGCCAGGCGCTCTATACGTGGGGCGTGCCAGGGGGGATGATTGCGCACCCGCGCCCGCTCCAGGTCGAAGGCGTGGTGCTGCGGCTCACCGATCAACCGGATATGGAATGGCCCCTCACCGCATACAGCCAGGCGGAGTATCAGGCGTTAGCGCAGAAGGGCATGACGAGCCTGTATCCGCAGCTGTGGCAGTACACCCCGACGTATCCGCTGGGGGAGCTGCGGATGTGGCCGGTGCCGCAGCAGGCGCACACGCTGGGGCTGTTCCCGTGGGTGCCACTCACGCGGTTTGCGTCACTCGATACGGAGCTGACGTTTCCGCCGGGGTATGAGCGCGCGTTACGCTTCGGCCTGGCGCTCGACCTGGCGCCCGAGTACGACCGTGAGGCGTCCACCGCCCTCGTCGGGGCGTTTGCCCAGGCCTTTTCCGCGATCAAGCGCACCAATACGGTCGTGCCCACCCTGGGGATGGACCCGGCGATGAGCGGCCGGCAGGCCGGGGCGTGGGAGGCGTCGAGCGGGCACTATGTCTGGAGGCGGTAATGGACTTCCAGGGGTTTTGCGGGCCAGGCTATCGCTCAAGAAGCCTGGATGTCAGTCCTGACAGAACCATAAACCTGTTCACCGAGGTCTGCGCCAGCGGCGTGCGTCCCCCGACGCTGGCCCTGTACGGGATTCCCGGCCTACGGCGGCGGGCACACGCGACCGTGGGACCGATTCGCGGCCTCTATACCAGCACCACCGGGCGCACCTTCGTCGTCGCCGGTCCCACGCTATACGAGCTGGCCAGCGCCGGCCCGCTGGTGGCGCGTGGGACGCTCCAGAGCCGCGCGGGGCTCGTCTCCATGGCCGAGAATGGCCTGATGGTGGCCCTGGTGGACGGCACCCAGGGGTATGGCCTGACGCTGGCGACGAACGCCTTCAGCGCCAACGCCGACCCGGATTTCCGCCCGGGACGGACCATCGGCTTCCTGGACGGACGCTTCGTCTGGGACATTGCTGGCACCGGCCAGTATCAGTGGAGCGAGCTCTATAGCCCGAGTATCGACGGCCTCGCCTTTGCCACCGCCGAAGCACGCGCCGATCCGCTCGTCGGGCTGCTGGTCGATCACCGCGAGCTGTGGCTCTTTGGCACGCAGACGACGGAAGTCCTGTACTCGACCGGCGATCCCTTCACGCCCTTTCAGCGGCTGCCGGGCGGCCTGATGGAAGTCGGCAGTGTCGGACCGTACGTGGCGCGCTCCCTCGTGGGTCAGGTGTTCTGGGTGACCAGCAGCCCGCGCGGGCACGGCACCGTGGTGCAGGCCCAGGGCTATCAGCCGCAGCGGATCAGTACGCCGCCGGTGGAGTGGGCGTTGGCGCAGTCGACGCGCCTGGCGGAGGCCGTTGGCCTGACGTATGCGCAGGAGGGGCATAGCTGGTACGGGTTGTATGTGCCGGACCTGGAAACCTCCTGGTGGTATGATCTCTCGACGCAGCACTGGAGTGAGCGCGGGACGCTGGTGGCCAACAGTCTCCGGCTCCCCGAGCCGGACCCGGTGTGGTATCCGTGGCGCCCGTACCTGCACACGTTTGCCTTCGGGCAGCATCTGGTGGGCAGTTGGGAGGACGGCACGCTGTACACCCTGGACCCGACCTGCTATACGGATGACACGTTCCCGCTGGTGCGCCAGCGGGTCACCCCGGTGCTCCGGCAGGAGCAGGAGTGGCTGACGCTCCAGCGCTTGCGGGTGCTCATGGAGACGGGCATCGGCCTGGACGGCGGGGTGGTGCCAGGGACGGACCCGCAGGTCCTGTTACGGCTGTCCCGCGATAACGGCCACACGTGGGACAATGGCCGCTGGGCCACGGCGCACCGCCAGGGGCAGTATGGCCGGACGGTGGAGTGGCGGCGCTTAGGGCGGGCGCGGCAGCTCGTGGCCGAAGTGACCGTGAGTGATCCGGTGCCTGTGGCGTTTATCGGCGCATCGATTGCGTAGGAGGTCCCCATGCCCACCACCTTGGCCCCGGTCCTGTTGCAAGCCCCCGTGGTCGACCGGGACACGCTCCGCCTGTCGCGCCCGTGGCTGGCCTGGTTCCAGCAATCGTACGAACGGCAGGGCGGGCAGGAAGCCGCGACCAATACGGAGTTAGCCGGCGGCGTCCTCCTCAATGCCGGGCACATCAGCCAGGTGGAAGACGATCTCGGCAGCACCAATACCACGGTGGAGGGCCTGGAGGCGGAACTGACGGCGTTGCAGGCATCGTTCCTCGATCTCGCCGCCGACGTCGAGGCCCTCACCGGACGGGTGACCACCCTGGAGGGCACGGTCAGCGCGCTGGAGACGAGCCAGGCCGATCAGGAGACGCGGCTTCAGGCGCTGGAGGCGTGGCGCGCGGCGGTGGTGGCGGGTTTACCCGCGGTGGTGAGTGTGACCGCGCTGCCGACGTTGACCGACGCCCCGGCGAGTGCGGACGCCTTACGCGATAATCTCACCAGTGCCTGGGAAGGCGTGTTAGAGACGAATGATGCCGGGTTAGCGACCGGGGTGAACGCGATCCGCAATGCGCTGGCGGCGTGAGCCATGGTGCGTATCTGGGATCTCGTCAGGCCGCTGGTGACGTGGAGCCGGGCGGAGCGCGAGCGGCGGTTGTTTCACGTGTGTGTGCAGGTGCAGGCGCGGCTCCTGGCGCGCTATCCGGACTATCACACGACGGAGGTCTACGTGATCCCCCCCGCGGTGGCTGCCGAGGTGCAGACGATGCTCACGACCCTGGTGCCCCGCACGGACGCCCTGGCCCGCCGGGAGCAGATCCTGGCCTTTGAAGCCACGCTCCGGCAGCATCCCCGGGCCGTGCACGGCGATAGCGAGCAGTTTCCTCTGACGCACTATTTCGCGCCAGGCATGTACTTGCGGGCGATCCAGATTCCGGCGGGATCGCTGCTGGTGGGGAAGATCCACAAGCAGGCGCACCTGGTGGTGCTCCTGCAAGGCGCCCTGCGGCTCTATACCGAGGCCGGGGGGCTCCAGGAGGTGCGTGCGCCGCAGGTGCTCCAGTCGCCGGCCGGCGCCAAACGCGCCGCGCTGGCCCTGGAAGATACGGTCTGGGTGACCTGTCACGCCAACCCGTCCGACACCCAGGATCTGGCGGCGTTGGAAGCCGAGATCATTGCCCCCTCATTTGCCGCCTATGCGGCGTGGCGGACGGCGCTGGACGCCGGAGAGCCCTGGCCTGAACGCAAAGGAGACGATGGATGTCATTTCTTGCCGCGGCCGTAGCCGGCGGTGTGGCGATAGCGGGTGCGGTGGCAACCTCCGCCATCCAGTCGAGTGCCGCCAAAAAGGCCGCCAAAATGCAGGCCGAGTCCGCCGATGAGGCGACCGCCCTGCAACGCGAGATGTGGGCGCAAGGGCGCGCCGACCTGGCGCCGTGGCGCGAAGCCGGGGCATGGGCCCTGCCGCGCCTGCAACAGATGATCACGCAGGGGCCCGGGCAGCCGTTTCAGGCGCCGCGCGGGCTCGATCCGCGGCAGTACACCTTCGTGCCCCCGACCGCCGCGACGCTCCAACAGGACCCCGGCTTCCAGTTCCGGCTCCA